TACGTGGCTGATTGTCAGAAAAATCGCTACGCGACTTTTTCACCGAATAAGTCGCGCGTTTTCAACGCTTTACGACTTTGGCAAGACAATTGCTCCCCTAGCACGCCGCGTGCCAAACCCTAAATGCTGTGTTATCAGCGAGTTAGCGCGTTTCGAGCCGTGTTGCGGTTAATATGCTATTATTGGTGTTAATGGCAAGCCTGACCATCCGCGCAACGAATGGCGCAACGACTGGTTCGTGACTTGCTCCCCCAGCACGCGACTGGCCGTTGTATCGTGTTGATTTCAAAGCACTTAGTTTGGTATCTGAGTTGCTCCCCCAGCACGTCTGGGTCCGTTTGACCATCCCCGGGGGACTGCCGGGTCGTATCCGCCCCAAGGCCCCTTCGCCGTGCCGCCGACGTTTTCGTGGCAACACCCCGCGTACCCCCCGGCCTGTCACCACCCGGGTGTTTACACTTTTAGGGTCCCCCGCTTGGGTCCCCCGCCACCGCGCGGTAACCGGACCTACCGTACCCGCTGATTACAGCGAACGGTAGAGTACGGACAGCGAACGGTAAGAACCCGCCGTCGAACGGCGCAGTACGGACATTATGGCAACGTCACCTGTATCACTGAACGGCAACGGCAGCAGCATCTCTGTGGACGTGCTGGCCGAACGCATCGCCAACGTTGCACAAGGGTTGCGCGACCAAGTCGCGATCTCGAAGACCTCGGTTGACGCCGCGCTGACTGCCATCTCGGTCGCGAAACTCGACCAAGAGCGCACGGTCTCTGTCGCCTTCAACGCGTCTCAGTCGGCCATCGGAAAGACTGAAGAGGCCCAGAAGGAGAGCAACCGCCTGATTTCTGCTCTAACCAACGACGTTACCCGGTTGAAAGAGAACCAAGCCCAGAACTCCGGCAAGGGCACCGGGATGCGCGACATGTACGGATGGGTCGTGGCCGCCGCGATGTTTTTGTTGTACGCTTATCAAATGTTCCATAAGTAAGATAAACCCAATACCGGACATATATGTCTGGATACAAGGATGGACCCAATGGCAACGAAGAAAACCGGAAGTGTGAACAGCAGGCTCGCGGAAGTGCTCGTGAAGCTCCAAGATCGACTAGGTCGTGTCGCCTTGGAGGCCGCCGAGGTGGCGGATGTCTTAGAAGAACGCATTGACGCTTTATGGGACGTTGCGGCAGAACAGGACGAACGTTTGTCAGAATTAGAAAAGAGCCGGGTGGCTCCCGCCCATACGCCCCGCTCGAAAAAGGGACGTGCCCTTGTCTAAGAAAAACATTCTGTCAAAAGAAAAGATCGACAACAACACCGTCCGCGTCACCTTCGAGAATCCTGATGGTCACAGGACTTATGAATTTCGAGGCGCATCCATGCGCGCTATCATGCGCGGCAAGGACCCGGCGTCACTCCAAGGCGGAAGGCTCGTGGAGCATAGGCAAAACCATGAACTCAAATAACAGCGGCTTCGTGCACGGCCCGTACATCGACGACAACACGTACGTTCCGTCGATCACCACAACGCCCGCGATACCGATGCCGTATGTGTATCCGTCGCCGTCCAACATTCCGGCACCGCCAGCGGTTTGTCCCGGCTGTGGCCGCTGCAATCATTGTGGGCGACCAGCACCTAGCGAGTTTAAGATCACCTACGGAAATACGCAGTCGCAGTCCTAGAGGTTTTATGGCAGATAAGAAGAGCGCACCCGAAACCACCCCAGAGTTTAACTATGGTGCGGACGGCGACCCGAACGATTACAAGCCAACGTACGGCAACCCGACGGTTACCGCAGCGAACGACGTGGCCCTTCAAAAGGAGCCGCGCTTCGGCGCGAAGATGGGCGTCATGTCCCAGACGCCGGGTGAAGTAGGTGGTCAGTCATATCCCGGTCGCCCGACTCCTCCGGTTTCTCAAGTAACAACGGCGAAGGCCGAACTGAACACCGCCGTGAATCTCCAGAAGAAACAGACTGGTTTGAACCGCTATCCGATCAACGAGCACGAAGAGAAGCACAAGAGTCATGGGCCTAATAATTAGTTAAAGATTTGGAGAAGTTCGGAAGTCATGAGCCGAATTAGCGGGGTGCCACAACACCCCGTGACTCCTTTGTGGAGGAGTGATGATAGCATCTACTGAAACCAAACGCTGTGGCCGTTGCGGCACCGATAAGAGCCTAGATGATTTTGGTACGAACATTAACGGCAAACAAGGAAAGGATTATCATTGTAAAATCTGTCGGAGACGGTATCACAAAGATTGCCAGCGAAAACTCAGACAGAAGGTAATAGACGCGTATGGGGGCTGTTGTTCTTGCTGTGGCGAAACCGAGATTTATTTCTTAGCAATAGATCACATCTTTGGTAATGCTAAGGAAGACCCTTTGCGTCGCAATAACGATGGCGGTTATAATTTTTATTTGCAATTAAGAAAGCATGGTTACCCTCAAGGCAAATACCGCGTTTTGTGTCACAACTGTAACATGGGGCGGCAGTGCAACGACGGTGTCTGCCCTCACAAGTCAACGATTGAGCGGGACGCTAATGCAGTTTGGGCTTCACAGCACGAGAGACAGAAGAGAGAAAGAAGATATAAAAATAAACTCTATCTGAACAACTAACACGCAGGTGTTCATAATGAGCGTCCCTTGGATGATTCTTCCGGATGACGTGAGTTCTCCGGTTACAGAAACGAAAACGGAAATAATCGACCCAGCTATCGACCAACTTGAAAGGTTAGTGACCGCGACGGAAGTGATTCGAGACACGTTTGAGAAGTTTCCAGAGTTAGAAAAATTATACGACCGCCAGTTCCAACTGCTGCTGGTCGAGATGGCGAAGGCCACGAAAGGGGAGAGCTAATGGGACTCATGATTTTATTCGCGTTCGCGCTCGCCATAGGTTTTGGCGCAGGTCGCGTCCATCATCCGGCCAACTTCAAGCTAGCTGCTATCAAGGCTGAGATCGCAAAGATCGAATCGGAAGCGTCAGTTTGCATCATCGCCGATTACCGCGAGGTTGTTACCCGCGTAAAGTCGCTTCTATAATTTCGCTTGACGGCATCCGGCTTCCTGTGGTAGAGTAGGTTTACGACGGTGAGCATGGTGTAATGGTAGCACGGGAGGTTGTGAACCTCTCGGCCCCAGATCGATACTGGGTGCCCACCCCAAATTTTAATTTACGAAGACCGCCCCGGCGCGAGAGCGTTCGGCACGTTCTTGGACGCGGGCGTGAAGTTGATCGGAACCGGAGTCATAGGTTCGATTCTCGCGCAGCACGGATTTTATAACTACCTCGGCGCGGTACCGTTCGAAATGATGGCGGCTGGTTCAGCAGCTATCACGATTCGTAACCTGTTCATTTTGAAGGCAGCGAAAAAGGCGGCACCAGCAGCGAAGTAAAAGTTTATTCTTTAAAGCGATGGCTCGCCTGCTTACGCGGGCACAGTGCAGACGCGGGTAGCTCCCGCACAGTTGCACATGTCATTGTCGAGGACGTAGCTTAATGGTAAAGCAGCGCGCTCATAACGCGCGCCGATGTGGGTTCGAGTCCCACCGTACTCAACATTTTTGTCGAGAGTAAGTGTTACGGTAGCATGCGTGCTTTGGAAGCATGTGGCGTTGGTTCGACTCCAGCACTTTCGACCAAGTTTACGACGCAGGTAGGGTCTGTCGGCATGACGCCACACTGTCACTGTGGTAGGCCGGGTTCGATTCCCGGTACCCGCGCCAATTTTTATCGAGAGTTCTGATAGTGGTAGTCTCCATGTTTCGGATACATGAGGCGGGTGTTCGATTCACCCATTCTCGACCAAGTTTCTACTGACCTGTGGTCTAACGGCAGGGCACTTCACTGTTAATGAAGAGGGTGTAGGTTCGAATCCTACTGGGTCAGCCATCTTGTACGTACATCGGTTGGGGGTGCCGCAATCACCCCCGACACTCTATTGCGGAGGGTGAAATGAAGTTATGCTCTATTTGTGGCAATGAAAGGAATAAGCCGAAGAAAAACGGACACGGAAGAACGTATTTTATTTGTCAGAAATGTTCGGTAACGTCCGAGTGTCGGCGCGTGAGAGCACGTAGGATGGGCGAAGGCCCAAGTGGTCTTGTGGGAAGATTTAGAGTTTTACTCCCAAGACTCAGGTCGTTGGCAAAGTCTAAAGGGTACTCGTCTCCGACAATAACGCCAGATGAGATGTTAAAAATCTGGGAATCACAGAAAGGGTTTTGTGTCGCTTGTGGTGGCGTGTTGAGTCTCCAAGGTTCGAATGGTAGTTGTTTTGACCACAACCACGAGACAGGTGAACCGAGAGGGTTCATTCATAGGGATTGTAACAGTATCGAAGGTTTGTTTTCTAAAATGTCAGACGAAGCGGTAATGAATTACCTGACATGGATGAAAGAGGTTGTACAACAGAAGCCTATAACATTTCCGGGTAGCTCCCGTGACGTGGCGTCGCTAGCTGGTTAGGCGCAATGGCTTCGGTTCCTTGATTGGAACCCGAAGCGCGATGGACGGCGCGCGCTGATAAATGCCGCCCAATTTTTCTGTGGCCTGCTGATGGAACTGGCAGACATGTCCGTCTTAGAAACGGACGCCTTCGGGCGTAGAGGTTCGAGTCCTCTGCGGGCTACCAATTTTATGCACCTGTCGTTCAGCGCACAGGACCTCACGTTTCTACCGTGATGACCTCGGTTGGAATCCGAGTGGGTGCTCCAGTTTTGGACTGTTAGACCAATAGACACGTCGCGTGGCTACGAACCACGAAATTTCGGTGCAAGTCCGAAGCGGTCCTCCAAGTTTATCGCCTGCTGGTGGAATTGGCAGACACGCCGGATTCAAAACCCGGTGCCCGAAAGGGCGTCAGAGTTCGAGTCTCTGGTTGGCGACCAAGTTTCAATTGTCGACTGCGACGGCTCGCGGCAGGGTCTTATAAACCCTTGGCCTAGATCAGGCTTGCAGGATGGTTCGACACCATCGTCGACAACCAATTCGAAAGGAAGACAATGACTACACGCGTGCTAGTTGTGAATCTGGGTCCGGGTATCATCGAAGTCAGGGTTGGCTCAGACTTCCCTAAAAAGATTTATTCCGGCGAGACTGTTCCGGTAGCGGCAGGCTATGTTTACGAAAACCAAGAAATTGTGGTTAAAGAGTATGTAGAACCGACCACCTGTTTTCGCGTAGATTGCAACAAACCACGAGCAAAGAATCACACCTCGTGTGAAGAACACATCGTAGACGATTAAAGTTTCGCGCTGCTGGTGAAATGGCAGACACGGAGGATTTAAAACCCTCTGCCCTAACAGGCGTACAGGTCCGAATTCCGAATCCTGTGTGGCGCACCAATCTTGTACCTATCGAAATAGCCGCCCTGTCCATAAAGGCATAAAGACAGGGTTGCGATGACAGCGGTAGGGTGTCTACTGAGTTTGCATGAATCGGCAAGTGGTAAGCTACCTCTCTGCAAAAGAGGCATCGAGTGTTCGATTCACTCTTCATGCTCCAAGTTTGAGTCATGCCGCAAGACTATAACACAGCGAGTGGGCGGTTCCGACCCAACATAGTATCGGGCAAAATTTTGGTAGCGTAGACGAACGCGATATGCGAGAGTATATAATTCGCAAGAAATATATGCGATCACATATCGAGGAAGTTCCGGTCACATCTCAACATCGTGCCGTGGAAGTTGCGGGACGCGCAAGCGTACGGGTAAGGCTTCGTGCTGAGTTGTTTGCCTGATAAGCAAACTACTCGCCATTCGAGCGAAGGTACTCCACACGGGTGCAACTGCAAATAGGACTTGAGCGCTTGTTGAGCGCGATGAGAGTCGGGTAGCAGGCTTAGAGGAATGTTCGTCCTAGACAGAAACCGGGCTATCGCGCGACCAAGATTCAATATTTACAGCATGTGTAAATATGGCACTTTTATTAAATATGCGCTGCGGATGCGAGCGGCAGCAATGGGGCCTTTTAAGCCCAATGTCCGAGTTCGAGCCTCGGGCGGCGCACCAAGTTTTATGGACTCGTAGCTCAATGGCTAGAGTACCGCTCTCTTAAAGCGAGGGATGAAGGTTCGATTCCTTCTGGGTCCACCAATTTTCTGCACATCAATCAACGGTCAAGGAGACCAACGATTATGTCAAACAAACGGGCAGTAGAAACTTTAGGTATGTCTCACGGCGCAGCGTGCAGCAGGCTTCGTAAGATGGTCTTGTTTCGTCAACTTGCGAAGTACGACGACAATGTCTGTGTTCGATGCAGCGAGAAAATAGAGAACATCGACGAATTAAGCATTGAGCACGTCAAGCCGTGGGAAGGTCTCTCCGCTGACTTGTTTTGGGATTTAGATAATGTGGCGTTCTCTCACATGAGATGTAATAAGCCGCACACGTTTCATGGCGGCGTCGCCAAGCGTAAGATTGCACCAGACGGTATGTCGTGGTGCGTTGGATGTAAAAAGTTTGAACCAATTGAAAACTTTACAGTAGATAGGGGTCGCTGGACAGGATTAGCGCACTATTGTAGGGAGTCTCGATTGGATAGATAGGCGATTAGTAAACTGGTCGTATACATCTGGCCTACACCCAGAGCGGAAGAGTTCGATTCTCTTATTGCCTACCAATTTTCAATGGGGAAAATACGGACTTCGGTTCGGTGGGACCCGCCAATTTTCAGTGCGGTTGTAGTTTAGTGGCAGAACATGCGCTTCTCAGGCGCGTGGCCGGAGTTCGATTCTCCGCAGCCGTGCCAAATTTTCAATGCCGCTATCTGCTATGGATAGGCAACGAGGCTTTCAACCTCGTAGACAGGGTTTGAGTCCCTGTAGCGGTACCAATTTTACAGTGGGCAGTTAGTGTTAATGGGAGCACGCGTCGCTTGCACCGATGAAGTGGGGGTCCGAATCCGCCACCGTCCACCAATATCTGACTCGTCCAACGGTAGGACTCGCCCTTGATAGGGGCGTTATCGTGGTTCGAATCCACGGTTAGATACCAATTTCAATTGCGCGGTCGACTAGTGGCCGATGTCAGAGGTCTCATAAGCCTCATCCCGAAAGGGACTCGTGGGTTCGACTCCCACCTGCGCAACCAACGCGGTGTTAGTGTTCAACGGCTAGCACATGAGTTTTCCAAACTCCGAGAATCGGTTCGAATCCGATACGCCGCTCCAATTTTTGAGCCTAGATAGTCTAGTGGCAGAACGAATCCTTGGTAAGGATTAGGTCGTGGTTCGATTCCACGTCTTGGCTCCAGTTTTGAGCATTGATGATCTAGTGGTCATGATGTCGCACCTGTAATGCGAACGCCGTGGTTCGATTCCACGTCGATGCTCCAATTTTTGCACTGATGATCTAGTGGCATGATGCCGCTTTCGTAAAGCGGACGTAAAGGTTCGATTCCTTTTCGGTGCTCCATTTTCTGAGCGGTGTTGGCGTAGCGGTAGCGTGGAACCTTGCCAAGGTTCAGGTATGAGTTCGACTCTCATACGCCGCTCCAATTTCTATGTCGGAGGGGATAAGTTCCTTCATGAGGGGATGAAGCCTTGGGTCGTAACCATAACTTCCGGCTCCAATTTTCTGTGGATGGTTCGCATAGCGGCAATTGCCTCTGGCTGTAAACCAGATGCCCCTTGTGGGCTTCGAACGTTCGAGTCGTTCACTATCCACCAATTTTTTCTGGCAGTTCGAAGTCGTCGATACGAGCACCCGTTCCAAGCGAACGGAAGATTGGAGACGTTAGGCGCGCTCCCCAGAATTCATTTTCTACATGAGAGTCGTTCAGCGGCTAGGACGTCGGACTCCAAACCCGACTACGGTGGTTCGAGTCCATCCTCTCATGCCATTTTACGGACGATTGGCAGAGAGGCTGATCGCAGCGCGGTGCTAACGCGCCATACTCTTAAATGGGTATCGTGGGTTCAAATCCTACATCGTCCGCCAATTTTAAATCTGCTGGTCGGCAGAACGAAGAGCAGCCCCATAAAGAGTAGGGTGCTCACGACCACAATTTATGGAAGATTCTGCGAGTGGCTCGCAATCCGGTTTGAACCCGGAGGGCACCGAAAGGTGTGGTGTTCGACTCATCATTCTTCCTCCATCTTAATCCTAGTTTGGTGTAGGGGTTGCACCCTTGTTTGAAACACAAGTAGAAATCGCTCAACTCGATTAGCTAGGACCATTTTCTGTTGGGCGATAGTGTAACGGTAACACGTCGGACTTTGAATCCGCTCGATGAACGTTCGAATCGTTCTTGCCCAACCAATTTTCAGTTCCGATGTCGGCCAACGGTAGGCCAGCAGATTCTGAATCTGTTTATCGTGGTTCGAGTCCACGCGCCGGAACCAATCTTTGAAGGAGTCCAATGTTCACCGACAACAGGCAGCAGCCCAATAGCCTTTTAGAAATCAGCGCCGTCAACAAGGTGCTCTCAGAACACCAAGGACTAAAAGACCGAATCTCCGTTCTAGAAGCCGCACTCGCCGCGCAGACACTTGATTTGAGTTCTCTTCGCCGCGAAGTTGCCGCCGCATTTAAGCAGGCGGGCTTTTCGTTCGCAACGACATCCAAGGCCCCAGTAAGCCGAGCGCGATGAGCGCACTAATTTTCGCGGAAGCATTTGCTGCCGCAGCCGTTTTAATTTCATCGGCATCAGTGTGGTATGTTTTTATTAAGACCCAATCAGTGCCCGCTCCCAAGACTCCAGAGGTCGCGCCGCTCGTCGAGCTAGTCCGTGGCAGAAATCTTGGGCCGAGAACCGACGTGGAAGAGCAGCCCACATTTTTAAGCGTAGAAGAGAGACGGGAGCAAATAGCTTCCCGCGCCACCGCTCCAGATTTTTTAGAGATGGCAGCGTCACTTAGAAAATCTCATCACGAGAACTCAGGCCTGATACCACCCGACCCGTCCGCTCAAAGCGACCACGCGGTGTGGAGAGCCAGACAGCGGGGAAACCGCTAAGAGGATTTGATGGCATTACCGAGAGGCCCGTTGTTAAGCCCAGCATCGATAACACCTATCGTAACTGGTGCCGTTTATAACGCGACCGCTCCTGCACCTCAAGACCAGCAAGGCTGCTCTCTGCAATGTGACAGTCAGGGAAACCTCCTTGTCAACGTCGCAGTTGGCGGCGGCAGCACTGTAGTCAGCGAGAATCTCGCTCAGGTTGGTGGCGCGCCGATCTCGTTAGGTCAGGCACCAGCGGCAGCAAGTCTGCCCGTTATTTTAACGGCTGCACAAGTTGCTACGCTGACACCGCTATCGACAGTTGCAGTAAGTAACTTTCCAGCAACGCAGTCAGTTTCTGGGACGGTAGCTGTATCGAACTTTCCTGCAACGCAAGTATCGCCTACTATTTATAAAACAGTATCTGTTACTGCCGGGACTTCTGGTAACAGCGCCGTTTGGACGCCCACTGCCGGTAAGAAATTTCAGTTAATGCGATTTCAGATTACTGGGTGCAATCTAACAGCTACGGCGGCATCGGTAGTCACTTTGTCTTTTCAAGACGCAGCAGTTGGCATAACGATAGGAACATATGAAGTTCTTCTTCCGGCAGTAGCGACGGCAACGGATGTATTATTTGGCGGGAATTTAAATCTTTCAGATGGCTGGATTGATCTCGGAAACGGAATCTTGTCGTCCACTATAAACAACGTTTTGAATCTTAACGTAAGCAGCGCTCCGGCGGGCGCAACTGGAAACTACCGAGTTAATGTTGCAGGGATTGAGGTCTGATGCCAGCTTATATTGCGGTCTCATACGGGCTTGCTCAGACAATCTTACCTACAGCTACATCTTTAGGTCAAGCGGTTTCTGCGCCGTTTATTGCGCCGAATGATTATACGGTTCTGTTAACCGCGACCGAAGTTGGTGTCTTTACAACACTGACTTTTAATTTAGTAGCGTCGCTCCCTACGGGAGATACACAGATCGTAGGAACTTGGGACGCCGTTGCTTCGAACACGACGACAGTCGTGATATCTCGGAACCTCTCTTATAAATTAGTTTGCACAGGTTTTTCTGGCGGGACGAGCGTAGCAGTTACAGCCGTCTTAACACTCGCGGGTCCGTCGCCTCTCCCGACTCAACCTGTTAGTGCCGTCTCATTACCGTTGCCTGCCGGGGCATCAACCGATGCAACGCTCGCTCTTATCAAGGCGAAGACGGATAACATCGACGTCGCGCTCTCTACACGCACAAAGCCAGCGGATACCCAGACGGTATCGGGAACAGTTACCGCGAACATCGGAACAAGTGGGTTCTTGGCCTTAGACGCTACTCTTACGGGCGGAACGCAAAAGACTAAACTCGTTGATACTGGCGGAACGAACGTCGCATCTGTATCAGCCGCTGGAGCCTTGAAGGTAGATGGTTCCGGAGTAACGCAGCCCGTTAGTGGTACAGTAACAACGACTCCACCAGCCAACGCCTCTACGAACGTCGCTCAAGTGGCCGGGACCGCGACAGACACTAATAGCGGTACTAAGTCTGCTGGTACGCTTCGTGTTGTTCTAGCAACAGATCAACCTGCGCTTACAAATGCACTGAAGGTTGATGGCTCTGCGGTAACGCAGCCTGTAAGCGCGGCAGCTTTGCCGCTACCTGCGGGCGCGAGTACTGTAGCAAAACAACCCGCCCTTGGAACTGCTGGCACGGCCTCCGCTGATGTTATAAGCGTCCAAGGTGTCGCGAGCATGACGGCGTTGAAGGTAGACGGGTCGGCTGTAACTCAGCCAGTCTCTTCCGTGTCTCTGCCGCTTCCGGCAGGCGCTTCAACCGCAGCAAAACAACCCGCGTTAGGTACGGCGGGCACCGCTTCGGCGGATGTGATTTCAGTTCAAGGCGTGGCCTCAATGACCGCGCTGAAGGTCGACGGGTCCGGCGTTACGCAGCCAGTTTCTGGAACGGTTACTGCATCTCAGGCGACCGGAACCAATCTTCACATGGTCGTAGATAGCGGAACCATCACAGCGGTAACAGCTATCACAAACGCGCTGCCCACGGGCGCGAACACCATCGGGTCAGTAAAGATTACTGACGGAACCACGGTCCCGGGCGTCATAGCCGGAACCACCGCATTGAAGACCGACTTATCTTCGGTCGCGGGCACAGCAACCGTTACGGCAGCCGCAGGGATTCAGAAAGTCGGTATCTCAGATAGCATAGGCGCGGCGTTAAACTCCGTTGTAAAGGGAACGCAAGCGGCCAACGCTCTTGGTACACAAGACCTTAAAGACTCAGGTCGAACGGCTATTACGTTTTCTGCAACTGGTGTGGTTGCGGGAACGTCCGGAACTGAAACAGCGATCACGTTGACTAAGTCTGCCGGAACCGCAGCGACAACGACTGGTGTTTCTTTCGTGGTTACCAGCGGCAAGACGTTTCGCATCACGAGTATTAACGTTGCCTCTCGCGGAAACGTTACAGCCACGGCTCAGAAAACGACATTTAATTTACGCTTGAACACAGGTGGCGCGGTCGTCGTTACTAGTACACCAGTTCTTATGTCTCTGGTGTCCGCAACACCAGCGACGGCTCTGGTGTATGACAGATTTCAAACGACGATTCCTGACGGTTTTGAGATCGCTGGAAACGGAACCACTCAAATAGGTTTAACGGCGAACACTATATTCGTTACGAACGGCCCTACTTGGGACGTTCTCATCGTAGGCTTTGAATACTAAATTTAGATTTTAAGCAACTGGAGAAACTATGGGTCGCAACAGCTCAAAACCAACGACAGCGCAGGTAATTGGAGGAGTTTACGATGCCGTGCCTCCGGTTCTTAATGATGGCGACGCCAGTTCGTTAGAATTAGATTCTTCAGGAAATTTAAAAGTCAACGTTGTTGTGGGCGGCGGTGGTGGCACAACAGGTAACGTTAATTTAATACAAGTTGGCGGTGTCGCGATTTCAGAAGGCCAGAAGACTATGGCCGCTTCGTTGCCCGTCGTTATCGCATCCGATCAGTCCACCGTTCCAGTTACTATTACCGGTAACCCGGCTATAACAGGATTAAAAACCAACAATGCCGTAGTCCCAGACGGCAACAACCTCGGTGTGCTGCCCGCTGTCGCTAACGCGGCTACACAGACTTGGACTGAAGGCGACCAGGTATTAGAGTCCGTCGATCTCTCGGGCAGACAGAGAATTTGCGGAACACTCACTAACAACAACGCAGCTCCGGCTGCTGACGGCACGATGGCTTTGAGCGCGTTAGCGAACGCGGCTGCGCCGTCGTGGACAGAAGGTCAATTAGTCCTTGAGTCTGTGGACTTAGCTGGAAACCACAGAGTCATCGGAACGAAAACTAATAACTCTGCACCCCCATCTACACAACTAGGAGTTCTTCCAGCATTAGCAAACGCCGCGAATCCAACTTGGACTGAAGGGGATCAGGTTCTCGCGTCCGTAACTTTGACCGGTGCCCAGCGTGTCACGAACTTGCCAGTTACGCAAGGCGGTACGTTGACGGCAACTGGAACTATCGGTGCAACTGCCACGGCGGTTAAAGCCAGCGCAGGTCAAATCTACGGTTGGTATATATTCAATAACAACGTCGGTTTCGTTTATTGCCAGATATTTGATCTTGCCACAGGCAGCGTTACTCTGGGAACAACCGCTCCTAAACTGTCTTTTGGTATTCCTGCCGGTTCCGCCGCCAACGTTTTGAATGCGATGGGTATAGCTTTTAGTACGGCCATCTCGATTGCGTTCACGACCACTAGATCGGGTCTGACTGGCCCCGCAAATACCGTTGATTACAATTTCATGTACTTCTAAACAGAGATTAAATGGCGATAGCTTTCGTAAAAGACGCTGTTGCGAACAGCAACGGTTCGACTACTACCTTGGCGGTTACAATCGCCCCCGCTGCGGGTAATACTCTTGTTGTTCAATCGGGAGTAGCTGGCGTTCAGACGATCACCGGCATAGTCGATAACACCGGATCAAACACCTACATTGTCCGAGCTGGAGTAACGAACACGGTCAGGGCGGAAGTTTGGACTGCGACCAACATTGTTGCTGGCGTTACTACGGTCACGATTACGTACAGCGCAACGTCTACTGGAAATGCCGCCGTTGTTAGCGAGTATAGTGGTGTCAGCGCGGTCGGGGCAAACGGGACAAATACAGGGGCCGCTTCAACTCCCGAGACGATCACTTTAGCTATCGGCCCGAACGGCTATGTCGTTGCGGCTCTGGCTAACAACCTTGGAAGTACAGAATCTTTAACTATAGCTACTGGCACTCTTCGAGATCACACTGCGTCAGGCGCGGGGGCAGCTACTGTACAAACTGCCGCCGTAGATAACACGGCCATCAACGCCGTATCTGTAGTCACGTCTGTCACTCTTGGCGCGGGCGTGAACTGGGCCGCCGCAGCAGTTGAACTGCAACCATCATCGACTAATAATAAAGTTCCGCAATTATTGGGAGCCAAGCAAGCGGTTAGTACTTCCGTTAGTCCCGTGCCAGGGCAGGGGTTTGGCCAAGGTCCGCTTGTTGTCGTGTCCAATATTCCTATTACGACGTGGCGAACGGCAGGAATTTTTACAGGTTTGTATACTCGTCTTTTAACCAATACCGGCGTTGGTACTACTACACTCGTCTTTCAGAAAAACGGAGTCACGGGAGCACAAACAGTATCCATTCCTAACACTACAACGGGGGAATTTCAAGATACTTCTAATTATGACCAAGTTGCTTCAGGAGATACCGTTAATTATGCGTGGGCTACTACTACAACGACTGTTTCGGCGTTAGTTTCTGTAAACTTTGCCAGTTTAAATGCAGCACAAACAGTAGAAAATCTTACATGTTATAATACTGCCGCCGGAATTAACATTCAGGCTAATAACGTCACCCGGTTTTTTACGATTGACGGTGCAGTCGTAACAGGAGCCGTAGCCGAGGCTACCTCGCAATTTAAAATAAAAACCCCGGGAACTCTTCAAAACCTTCAGATAAATATAAAAGTCAATAGCAGAACAACTACGACTACCTTCGGAACGAGAAATGCCGGTGTGAACGGAAATCTGGTACTTAGCATTTTAGCCGGAACCACGGGGCTTTTTGAGGATAACGTACATACCGACAGTATTGTTTCTGGGAGTTTCGTAAACTATTATATAACGTTCGGTGCCGAAGCCACGGCATTCACTGTTAATTACTTTGGTGTTTTCTTTGTTACCGTTAATGGATCATATTATTTTCTAAATGGGGTATTGCAAGGGTTCGTTGTACTTCAATCTGTTACCACCAATCTTCCTCTTTCGGGCAACGGTATGGTTAGCACTACCGAGAGTGATTTTCAATTTTCAAAACAAGTCAGTACTTTAAGCAATTTAGCGGCTCGTGTAACTGTTAGTTCTATAACAGTATCAAGCACTGTGAAATTGAGAAAAAATGCCGGTAACGGAAATCAAGTAGTCTCGATTCCGGGCAGCACAATCGGGTATTTCGAGGATTTAGTCAACACCGATTCAGTCGTTGCTACTGACGAAGTTAATTATCAAATCATCGTTGGAGGAACGGGTACTTCAATGGTATTCAATTCTATAGGAGTATTGGCGGCTCAAGCTGGAAGCGCTTCTCCCGGATTCCCCGGTCTTCCTCCGGGAACACATCTTCTGCCCATAACGGGAGTAGGAGCATAATATGTCTTTACAAGTTACAACCTGGTCCCCGAATACCTGCGGCTGCGTCATCTCCTACCAATGGGACGACACCGTTCCGCAAGCATCAAGGACGCATAAATTTGTGTCGGTTGATCACACGAAGTGCGTATCAGTGCACCCTGCCGTAGTGCTTGGTACGACAGTGGAAGGATCGGCTTTTACTGCAGACCACATTACTAAGAGTGCGGCGATACAAGCAGCGGCTGCAGCGGCTCTTTCAGCCTAAACAGTTTACGATAGGATTTCAGAGTTAGATTTAGATTTTAATTTTGGAGATATCATACAGTGCCAAACGTACAAACAGAACTTTTGACTTCCGCGAATTACGCCTTGCTTGCTTATGCGGGCGAAACGAACACTGGCGCGACCCTGATCTCGGGTGGCAACGTGGGGTCTTTCCCCACGGCAACCCAGACAGGATTCACGGGCGCGAACTTTGTTCCCCCAGCGGCTATAGATAACGCCAACGCTCAGCAGGCGCGCATCGACGGCAATAACGCCTTTTTGTATTACTCAGGTCTGCCCCAGACGATGGCGCTCACAACTGCTGACATCGGCGTCAGCGGCATTCAGCACAGCCCCGGCGCTCCAAACGGCACCTACTACACAGGCGTGTACGTCAGCGCCAGTTCCATCGCCATCAGCACCGCCGTCACGCTCGACGCGCAAGGCGACCCGAACGCCCTCTTCGTGTTCTACTCCACTGCTTCAACCATCACACAGGCTATCGCCGGGACGATCAACCTCGTCAACGGCGCACAAGCCAACAACGTCATCTGGGTTGTCGGTAGCTCGTGGACGAGCATCGGCCCCGGCGCGCTGACCCAAGGAAACATTCTCGCTTTCACATCCATCACCCTCGGCGGCGGCACCCTCAACGGGCGCGCGCTCGCAGTCGGCGGCGGTAACGGCGCGATCACTATCGCGGCGGCAGAACTTATCACGGCTCCATCCTTTGCACCGCCCCCGCCCCCTCCCGGCCCCGGACCATCACAAAATTGTCTCATCTCTCGCAATCTGGGTTCGTCGGTTCTCACCGCGTGGCCGCAACCCACCTCTCAAGGTGCAGGTGCTCCTAAGTTAGACATAATCCAGATTGTAAATCAAGGCGAAGGCGGTAAAGGTTTGAATGTCGTTTTGAATGTTGATTACGCTGGCGTGGTTCACTACCCGGCAGTAAGCCCAACCGATGGAACCCGTCTAGGCCAGTACTTCACCAGACTAAATTCATCAGCAACCCTAGCTGCGTTGTCACTCGACACTTGGACCAACAACCCGGCGCAGGAAGACATCATTCAGGTCATCAACCTCGGCGGAAATATCTCCTATTGGCTTGACTATGTTCTCGTAGCTCACGGGTCTTAACATGTCAAGCACAATCAGCGGCAACGTAGGTGGCGCAGCGGCAGTCGGCGCGCAGATACAGTGTCTGAATGTTTTGACAAAGAATGTCATATTCAGCGCAGCCGATGCCTCCGGCAATTATTCAGTCACGGTCCAAACAGCAGGCGCGCACATCATGCGGGCCTTTCTTAATGCCAGCGTTTACTATCACCCGGTTCAAGTCGTGGTGGATGGTACATCGGCTTACACGGGAATAAATTTGACCCCTACCGCACTGACTGCGGCGAACGCGCCCCCACAAGCAACTAACTACTAAGAGTTTTGGCAATCCGTTCAGCACGATCTAAGAACGGCTTCCCATAAAAGCGTCACCACGGCGGTTTCCCGTTGTGGCGGCGTACACTAAAAGGAAAACACCCAATGAGTAACGTACTAGATTTCGGAGTCAACGGCCAGTTCAGTTCTAAGGTCGGCGGACTCGGCACCACCGTAAAATATTTCCCTCGCCCGCTTGGCCCGTCCATCGGCGTAGCACCGTCAACTCCGTCTGCAACTAGCGCGGTTGGTGCGTTGCTTCTCCCGGCAGCCAACGTATTCAACGGCCAGCAGTTTGATGTGATGGCAAGCGGCAGCTTTGGTTCAGATAGTGGTGACCCATCCGGCACCGTGACCGTGCAGTTGTACGCCGTAACTGGAACGATTTCTGCTCCGGTCTACACGTCGGTTGCTACCACAGGCGCGATCACTCCGTTCTTCGCGATTGAGCCTTGGGCAATTCAGGCATCTCTCGTTGGCGTATCGCTCGTTAGCCCGCCGACTCCCGGATTGCTGATCGGTAGTTATCGAGCGTCAATTCGCGGGGCAGTAATCGCTTCGACCACCGTGACCTCGATTGTATCAGGTCTCGATTTCAACCTAGGCAACGTGCTGCTTGCGCAGGGCGCGGTGGTGGGCTTCGTTGTTGGTGTGACGTTCGGAACCTCGGACGCAACTAACAAGGCTGGCTTGAACGAATTCACAATCGAAAGCTAAACCCCTCGGGGAGTCGAGAGGCTCCCCTACATTTTCTCCGTTGGCTGATGCGCCGTTTATAATGGCGATCACTACGGGCTATCGGGTGGAACCCCCGAGCACAGGTAGTAAAAGCCTACCATTAATTTTATGACTGATGAGACCTCAAAAATTTTAGAAGCGATCACTGAACTGACCAAGGTTGTCGAGACGTACCACGGCGACTTTCGCGAGTTTCGCGGCGAGCAAAAGACTAAGGTCGCGGCACTCGAAGATGATGCGAAAAGTGATCGTCTTTGGCAGAAGATTCAAATGGTCTGCGTCATCCCCGTTGTGGGCGCGCTTCATCAGATAGCGCAGCATTTTCACTGGATTAAGTAAATATTCCCCGGCTCATTACCGGGGCGCAGATTCGGGGCGTGCCTAAACCACGCCTCGGGTCGCACTTTGTTTAGGAGAGTATATGCCGTACGATACCAAAGAAAAGCAAAATGCGTGGCGTAGAAATCATCCCGAGATAAGCGCGGGATGGAGAAAGCGCAACCCAGAACAATCTAAAAGCATTCGCGATGATCGGGATGCTAAACATCGCTATGGCTTGACTGCCGCCCAAGCAAAAAGAAAGCGTCGTAAATGTTGTGAGATTTGTGGTAAGCGTCCCAAGAAGATGTGCCTCGACCATAAAGGGCCAGCGAATGTTTTTAATCAGGATTATCGCGGCGTTCTTTGTCAACAGTGCAACACTCGACTTGGGTGGTTTGAGAGATTACAGAAAAAGATTCTCAAATATCTTGAGAGGTAGGAATCGTGCCAGCGGAATCGAAAGCGCAAAGAATTGTGATGGCAATTGCCGAACACAGTCCTGAAAAACTCTATGCTCGAAACAAGGGCGTCGCTGATATGTCCCACAAGCAGCTACACGAGTTCGCGGCGACACCAGAAAAGGGTCTGCCCTCATATAAGCACGCGCGCGAGGCCCGCAAAAAGGAAGAGTAATGGCTAAGAATTGGCCTACAATTATTCGTGGACTAAATGATCTAATATCCAAGGTCGGCCCGATCTGGCCCAAGAGTACAAAGTTAGCAGGCTTCGCCAGCGACGGACCTTACAACTGTGCGAACTGCGAGTATATCAATAAGGATAAGAACCGTTGCCGACAAGAAGTCATGATGGCCGACCCCGAAGTTCAGCACGATGAGAGGGGTTTGGCGATCATCACCGACGCGGTGCACCAGTGTTGCGAATTCGTAGAGCCGGAGAATAAATTGACTCAGATCAATCCAGCCCCGAAACTTGTCGCGCTCTTCGTCCGTCACGGCCAGACAGAGTTCAATAAAGAAAAACGCTTTCGCGGCCAGATGGAAATCCCTCTCGATAACGTAGGCCGTCAGCAGGCTTTGGACGTTCGCGGGTTCCTAGCGAACCACCTCGGCGGCCAACAACTCGGCGCGGCTTTTCGCAGCAGTAAAGACCGCACGCGCGAGACAGCCGATATAACATTGGGTCCCGGCAAGGCGAAAGTCGTTAAGAATTTCGACGCGCTGAATGTGGGCAAGTTCTCCGGCCAGAAAAAGACCGACAAGAACATGGAAGAAATTATCCACTACCAGAAGTACCCAGACGAGAAAATTCCGGGCGGGGAGCGCATCAACGATTTCCGCGAGCGAACAAACCCAGAGATTAAGATGGCAATTGCAGAGGGCGAAAAGACAGGCCGCCCATCGATTGTCTTCGCCCACAGTTCAACGATTCACCAAGTGAGTCACTTGTTTCATCAGGACCACAACGCGATTAAGGTTCGCCCGGGCGGCGTTGTCGGAGTTTACAAGCGTCCCTCTGGCAGCTATTACGCAGCGGCTTTATTGAATGAGAGCACTACACACGATAGTTTAATGAGTTAAAAGATTCCTCGGGGTTGCTCCCGGGGCTAGACTTGGAGGGTGCCTTTAACACCCTCTTTGTCGTTCTTTAAAGGAGAACAAAATGAGAACGGAAAGAGTATTACAGCAACGCCGAGAAGCGCAGAGTCGATATCGCGAGCGTCATCCAGAGCGATGTAAAGAAATTCAACTTCGTTCAGACAGAAAGAACAAAGATAGAGTTAACGCTGGACACAGACGACGATATCACGATAGCCAGAAACCAGATATAATCAGAAAATATCAGCGGCTGTTTGGGGTTACGCAACAGAAATTCGACGAGATGCTAATAGCGCAGAGCGGGCGTTGTGCTATTTGTTCAGAGCCGTTGTTGACTCCGCATTTAGACCACGACCACGTAACAGGGAAGAGTCGAGAACTGCTTTGCAGATTTTGTAATCTTGTTTTAGGAAATGCAAAAGATAAGATTGTTGTTCTAGAAAGAGCTATAGATTATTTGAAGAAGCACGGAGTTTTCAATGGCTAAGAAACACCACAAGTTCACTCACTCGCACATAGAGCACCACCGAGATGGAAGTCACACTGTTCACCACGTTCACGAAGACGGCCCTCATAAGGACGTCAAGGGCGCGGCAGCAGATCACGATGCGATGATGGACCACATGATGGACCACACTTCGGCACCGAATCCGGGCGAGCCGGAGCCAGTGGCACCGGGCGCGGGCGCACCACCAGCCGCAGGCGCACCTCCACAGGTTTAATATGGAAACAGGCGACGGAACGGACGAAGTCAAAAAGGAAGTAGAATCAGCCAAGGACAAAGACCTTAACCGCATAAGTACTGCGGCAAATGCCGTTAGCAAGTCCATAATGAGTGAGAAACATCCGACGTTTGACGCGACCGACCGCACGCCTGCCGTCCCCAGCATGCACACAGGCGGTGTTGTACCGAAGGACGGCGTCTATAATCTTCAAGGCGGGGAGAAAGTAATTCCCAAGGATAAACCCGTGGCAAAGAAAAACGTATCACTTTATCGCGCGATGCACCAACTGCGCAAGGGCGGCCTTCACAAGGCACTCGGCATCCCTCAAGACGAGACCATCCCGGCAGAGAAGTTAGAGAGTGCCCGTAACTCGGATAATTCTCACGTCGCCCATATGGCGAACTTCGCTCACACGATGGGCGGGTTTAAGAAGTAATGGGCTGGAAGGACAAGGCCTCACAAATTATTCACGCTGGTGCGTTCACACCTGTGTATGTTTTCTTTGGCGGCCTCAGCGAGTTTTGGGCCGTCGTATTCGGCGCGTCCTGTATAGTCTTAGCATTCAGAGGCAAACTCGACGGGAATTTTGCGTTGGCCGTCACGGCCATCCAAGGCTTGCTTTGTGCTCACGACGCTCTCGACGACATGCACACCCGTCAGAACCAGAACACGACCATCGTAAACGACATCAATATCCAGAAGTGACGGAGACACACCATGAAGGCTCTTTGCACCGCAGTGCTCGCGGCAACCCTGTTGTTCTCCGGTTGCGGACTTCTTAACAGGGCGGTTGGTTACGACATCGGTGCTTGTTCGCCGGGTAAGTTCGTTGCGGCTCACCTCGTATACCGAGACGGAAAGAGCGTCACCTTTACCGAGTTCCAGACCGGGCCAGATACTAACATGAAGCCTGAGAAGCCAGTTGTTTACGAGTACACGTCCACCGATAAGAACGGAAAGCATTACGGCCACAACGACCTCGTGCTGGTAATAAAAGAGGCTGGCAAAGGGAAAATCTCTGGTGTGTTTTTGAACGGCGACGAGGTAG